GCTTTAAATACAAAATTATCCGAACGAAAGACTCCAGTAATCTGGATGATGATATAGTCTGATCTACATGGCGACATGTAGGATATAAGGGAAACTTTATATCGTAACATATTGGTTGTGAAATATCTCTACGCTCAATGCAGTTTTGTAATCTTTCAGAGATTAATGCTTCTGACATTCATAGTCAGGAAGATTTGAATGCACGTTGTAAAGCAGCTTCATTCCTCGGCACCCTGCAAGCTGGATACACAGACTTCCATTACCTCCGCCCTCAGTGGAAAGATAATACTGAGAAGGACGCTCTTATTGGAGTTGGCATGACTGGCATTGGAAGTGGAGCAGTTCTGCCTTTCGATTTAAAGAAAGCTGCAGAGGCAGTAAAAGAAGAGAATGCCCGTGTTGCTGACCTCATAGGTATTAACCATGCAGCACGTTGTACAACAGTTAAACCCTCTGGCACTTCTTCTCTCACAGTCGGGAGTAGTAGCGGAATTCATGCTTGGTATAATGACTATTATATCCGACGTATGCGTGTAGGGAAGAACGAAGCTTTGTATCATTACATGGCAAAACACTTTCCTGATCTTATTGAGGATTGCCAATTTAAACCCCATCTGGAAGCTGTAATGATGTTCCCGCAGAAAGCACCAGAAGGGGCGATTCTTCGTACTGAATCAGCTATTAGTCTTCTTAAACGTGTACGCAAATTCAATCAGGAATGGGTGCATTCGGGTTATCGTGAAGGAGCCAATCATCACAATGTATCCTGCACTATCTCTGTCCGACCGGATGAATGGGATATGGTGGGAGAATGGATGTGGAACAACAAGAAATATTACACAGGTATTTCTGTTCTCCCTTACGATGGCGGGACCTACCCACAAGCTCCTTTTGAAGATTGTACGAAGGCGCAGTATGAATGGATGCTGGAAAGACTTGTTGACATCAATTTGGATGATGTCAGAGAGGGGGAAGACAACACTTCTCTTATGGAACAGGTAGCTTGTGCAGGTGGAGCTTGTGAGTTGGCTATTTAGCACAGAATAGTCCATTAGAGGCACGTTAGATATGTTCGTGGATGATTCATCCTCTTCCTTTCTAACGTGTCTTACAATCGTTTTTAAAACGTCATTTATAGAGGTTTTAATGAAAGTAAAGGTTTTAGAAGAGGCCGGTCATGCGGAAGCGATTCTTGGTATTAGTTTGTCTTTTAATTCTGACATCGATAGGATGTGGGACAGAGCTGAACGTCTCGCCCCACTCGACATGGGGCATAACAAGTTTTTGGAGGCCATCTGCGTATGGCTCGATATTGACGCTCCACGATATTGGTGGAGTCAATTCGACACCTACAGAATTGGTGTCACTAAACAGAGCGAATCAACTATGCATACGCTCACAAAGAGAGAGCTTGAGCAGAGAGATTTTGAAACACCCATCAACCCGATTGTCTTGGGCGTGGTTAATGGTTATATACGAGACAGAAATCTTGTTGAAGCAAAAGCCCACCTACCTGAAGCCTTTATTCAGAGGAGAATTGTATGCACTAATTACAAGTCACTTAGAGGAGTGGTCAAGCAACGGGCTAGTCATAAACTACCTGAGTGGCAAGTTTTTGTACAGGAGCTTGAGAAACAACTCGACTATCCCGAATATTTTAACTAAAGGAGATATATTTGTGAAAGTAAGTAATCTACGTAGATTGATCCGAGAAGTGTTAGAGCCCAAAGGATTGTACTCTCCACCAGCCGAAGAACTTCTTGTGCTCACAGCAGCGGCTGAGTCTCTTGGTGGGGCTTATCTCTATCAGACAAAAGGACCTGCTCGTGGTATTTTCCAGATGGAACCTGCCACTGAGAGAGATTTGTTGACTAATTACATCCGCTATAAGCCAGAGTATCGAGACGCTCTTAAACAATTTATCCAGTTTAACCCAGATGGAACATGGGCCTATCGAATTAACGATCCACTCACCTATTCACTTGAATACCAAGTGATTATGGCCCGTATCCATTATCTTAGGGATAAGTTTATCATTCCCTCACACACAGATGTAGAAGGACTTGCTAGTTATTGGAAGCGTGTGTATAACACCTACCTTGGGAAAGGCACTGTAGCTGGCGCTACAAAGAAATATTTGGAGTATGTAGGATGATCGTATATCTCTTCCTTCTAGTATTAATCGGTATTTATTTTATCGGCTTAACAAAATTTTGGGCACAAACAAATTCAGCAACCGAAGCTTTTCTTGTGTTCTTTTGGCCTGTCTTTTTTGTAGCTGCGGTATGTTGGGAAATATGGGATAATATAAAGGAGAGGTGGAATGAACGAAGAGCCCGTTGAACTCCAATCTCATTATACGAGATTTAAAATACAGCCTCTTGAATTTTGTAAAGTCAATAACTTAGGTTACCTAGAAGGAAATGTTATTAAGTATGTGTGCCGATACCCATATAAAGGTACGCCTCTTAGGGACTTACAAAAAGCCAAAGACTATATAAACCATCTTATAGACAAGCTTGAGAAGGAGCCTATTCAGGAAGCACCCTTCTAAACACGAAAGCCCCGGACATCCATTACAGGACTCCGGGGCTTTTCTTATTTGTAGGTCAGGGCTTTCTGGATAAATTCATCAGGGCTATTGACTCCCAATTCCTTCACAACTGCCGGGCTTCTCATCAGGATTTTGTACGCCTGAACAAGTTCTCTCTGAACAGTAGGATCGAGATCAGAAGTATTGAATTCATACTTAATACCGCCCACCATAGGAGGCATATCTCCTGCTGGCATAGGAATACGAATTTTAATATCAGACGGAATCTTTTCCTTATTAACCATCTGCAATCCGCGTATCTGCTTCATCTTTTCCACAATAGCCATAGCAGCTACCTTCGCCCCATCCGGAGTTCTGGAATTCGCCACAAACTCATCACTATCAGAGAGATTCTGTAAACTCACTTTCTGGTTAGAGAAGGCAGTAGAGAAAGCTGCTCTATAAGCATCTGGAGATTCGTTAACAGCAGCAGTCGCTCCTGCTACACGACCCGGAGTGACAAGGTTCTTCACCCATGTTAATGCAGACCCAAAACTCCAATTCTCCGAATCATTCTCTGCGATTTTCTGGACAGCATCAGAGGACGCTGCCTGTAAATCAGTATACCCCAGCTCAGGGAGGAAGTTTTTGAAGAAAGGATGTGTCTTTAAAGCCATCTTTGCAGAAAGATCATCTCCCATAGATGCTACCCACATGTCTCCTAGCTGTGGAGAAATCTTATAGGCGGCGAGAACATAAGGGGCCTTGCTCGCCATTTCAGCATACGCTTTACCAATTACCGATTCATTATGGAGTTTTGTTCTCCCAACCATTCGCTCATAAAACTTATAACTGTCGCTGTCATTAATCAGGGCATCCATATTCTTATACTGACCTTCAAGCTCAGTGCGTACCTTGTTATAGTCTTCAGAAGTCATTGTTTTACCGAACTGCTGGAGTTTAGCCATGTTAATTTGGAAAGACTGAGCTAATTGCCCTTTAAGCTGTTGCATATCTGTGTCGCCAAGCTTCTTACCTGCGGCAGCTATCTGTGCAATTTGCCCGCCAGCTTCCTGCATAAAGTTATCGACTACAGACATCCCAGCGACAAACGATTCCTGAGAAGTGTACCCTCGCATTTTAGAAGTGTATTCTGCTTCTGCGAGTTTGTTAGCCTTGCTAGACTGTTCTTGAAGAATGCCTATAGCCTGTTCCCGACTAACACCAGCAGTCATAACAAGCTGTTGAATAGTTGTTTCGGTTTTAGCCCGCTCTTTCACAATCATTTCACTAGCGGCAAGAGTAGCTTTCTCTTCCTCTGTAGGCATGTAAGCCCCAAAGTATTGTTCAGTAAGACCGGGACCTCCTGTGAAAGCAGCAGAGGCATCCATAAACTCACTCTTAAACATAGCTAACACAGGATTAGAAAGGTTCTCTTGAATCATCTGATGGCGCCTAGCATTAGCCTCTAGGGACGAAATCTTTCCAGCACTCACAAGAGCCTGAATCTTTTTATCGTTAGTTCCGAATTTCTTCAGAGCTTCAGTTTTCATATCATCAATACGGGCTTTCTGATCTGGGGTGTTAGAGGGGTCATCAGAGAAAGGAACAGCCTCACTAAAAGATTCTACAGCGTTCTGTGCTTCCTCTGCCGTCGTATCTCCCCCAAGAATACTCGCCCCCCTCCCTTCAGCATAACCTTTACCAACAGCTTCCAACACTGTTGGGACAAGCCTAGCTGCCATATCTCCCCAAGAATCTGTTCTAGGAGCTTTATTAACAACAGGAGCAGAGGCATAGCCCCCGCTCCATTCACTCATATTAGTTGAAAAATCAGGCATTATTTAACTCCATATTTCTGCATCTCCCTAGCGAGGGTGACATTAGTTCGTATCTTCGAGATGGAGATTAATTCTTCCAGCCCTTCGACATATTCCTGTTGATATTTCTGAAGGCCCTTAACCATCTGGTCATTCCAAGTGGTGTTGGGTTTCTTGAGAAGCTTAATAACCTGCTGGAGAACTTTCTCCCCACCCTTCTGATTTAAAGCTGCTGAACAT